GCCTTGAAGTTCAGGGATGCCATGGTTCAGTAGCCTTCCGGTTGGGCGGTTGCGGTTTCGGGTTCGGGTTGGTCGGTGGCGTCGTCGCTGGCGGCCACGGCCGACTCCAGCTGCACGCCGGCTTGCATCATCTTGGCCACCTGGGTGGCGTTGGCGGCGTTGACGATGAACTGCGACTGCACGATGTGACGCAGGGCCTGCGCCGGGTTGTGCGCCTCGACCAGGCGCGTGCTGGGCGTCTGGTTGTTGGCGGTGTCGACAATCATGTAGATGGGCATGGTTCTCTCGTTTCAGGGTTGTGATGCTGCGAGTGCAGCTGCGAATGCCTCCCAGGACAGGGGCATGTTCTTCAGGCCAAACCGGTTGCCGCCCATGTGAGCGGGGTGGGGTTCGACATGGAGAATGCGGTCGCCCGTCGTGCGGGCCTTGGTTTCCTTGTTGCCGTAGCCGGCGTCGGTCTGCGTTGTGACCACGCGGTAGTTGGCCCAGCCGATGACGTCGGCCCACTCCTGCACCAAGGCAGCGGCGCGGTCGTGGAGCTTCAGCACGTACTGGTCGTACCCATCGTGCAGCGGTGACTCGAAGCGCTTGATCTTGTCGTGCGCGATCAGGATCACGGCCATGTTGCGGCGCTGGCGCAGCTCCTCCAGGCCGTTGAGCAGCACGCGCCACTCATCAGCCGCGGCCAGGTAGCCCTTGCCATAGCCCGGCGCCTCGATGCTGGCCCACTTGTTCTGCTCGCAGACGTGGGCATGCACCAGGGGCTCGAGCCAGTCAAGGCTGTCGATAAACACGGTCTGAAAGTCGTGCTCTTCCTTCAGCAGGGTGCCGATGGCCTGGTAGACATCCTGCAGGCTCGAGGCCAGCGGGAAGGCTGAGGCGTCCACCGCGTCGGCGCCGTCCTCAGTCAGGATGCCCACCGCGTTGGGGGCGCTGGCTGCGAAGGTGGTCTTGCCGATCTTCCCCGGGCCGGCAATGACGACCTTGGGAGCGCGCAGGCGCCGGGTCTTGGAGATGGAAGCGAGGTTGAAGGCCACGGCTCACTCCTTCCACTTGATGCTGACGCCGGTCTTGGCCGGCTTTGTCTCCACCGCGGCGGCGATCTGCGCCCACAGCTTGGGGCTCTCGTTGCGGATGGCCTTCAGGCGCGTCTCATCGGCCTCGATCTTGGTCTTGACCGGGCGCACGTCGTCGGGCCATGCTGCGGTCAGGCTGGTGAGCTTGTCGATGTCCACCTTGTAGGTGACGCGGCCGGTAAGGGTGATCTTGGCGCCGCGGGGCGTGCTGAAGGACTCGCTGCCTTCTTCCTTGGCCGGGTGCAGCTTGAGGAGCTTCTCCTCGATGTCGATGCGCTCGGCCTTGGCGGCGTCTTCCTTCTCTTTGGCGATGGCCCATTCAGTGGCTAGTTGATCAATCAGGTCCATGTGATTCCTTTCGTGGGTCAAAAGAGTGCGTCTTCCAGGCCCTTCAGGGCTTCTCGTTGTTGCTGGGAACGGGTGAGTGCCACACCGCAGCCAAAAGGCCACCAGGCGGGACAGGTGCTGGTCCGTCGGCCTTCGGGCGTACACCACTGGTGATGGCCTCGTTGGTCGTGAATCGGTGGCCATTGCGGCACTCCCGGCGCCGGCGCGGGCCGCGCTTGTCTGTCACCGAGGTTTCGGCGTTGCATGCTGGGCACCTCACACCAGCACCAGGATCAAAACCATCAGGATGGTGATGACCACCACTACCCCGCCGAGGAACTCGATCTCGCGGCCGTCGTCGTTGCGCAGCTCGCACGCGTCAGGCGCGGGGCAGGGCTTGCGGCCTTGCTCGCATGGGCCGGTGCAGTGCTTGCAGCTCATGCGACCACCGCGTAAGCCAGCAGCACGGACATGCCGATGATGGAAGCCCAGGCCACGACGGCCTCGAGCGCAGACATCGGCGGCTTGTGCCGCTCAATGCTGTAGGCATGGTCTTGAGGGAAAGCCTCGTACAGAGTGCGATGGAAGCGGCGCGTGGTGTGGTTCACGTTCGGGCTCCGGGTGATGGTGAGTTAATAGCCGTAGCGCGCAATGCACTCGGCAACACGCACCATCTCAGCGGCGCGGCTGTGTGCTTGGCCCAGGGACTCGCGCTTGGCAACCTCCACACCGTCATTGGTGACGCGGTAGTCGCTCTTGCCGGCGTGCCAAACGATGTAGGCGGCGTTAGAGCCGGCGAACTTCCAGCCCTGGGGGTGGGTGGGGACGTTGCGCTTTGCCATGTTGCTGCTCCTGGTTCGGGTTCGTGTTGCGATGGTGTGATCCTATCTCCACGTTGAGACAATCACAACACAAGCCCGACAAAAGTACAGGGACATTGGTCCCTGCGCAAGTCAGCCGGAGGGGGTCAGTAGAGGGGCTTGATCCAGAGAACCGTGGACGTCCAGGCGATCTGGGCGTCAGACAGGATCTCCATCGACGGCCACAGCACCAGGTTGCAGGTGTCGCGTCGGTAGCCGCGGCGCACGACCGCCATCACCTGCTTGCCGTCGGCGGTGGCCACGATGCACAGTTGGTCGAGGTTGGAGTCAGCAGGCACTTGGGCCGGCGTGACGAACAGCATCCAGCCGTCCTTGATGGACGCGTGCGATCGCACCTGCACCGCGTAGGTGCCCACAGGGCAGTCGGCCGGGCCCTTGGCCAGGTCGTGCGTGCCACGCGGCATCAGCGTCACGGCCCCGTGCTCATTGACGTGCGCGGCGATGGGGCAGTTGTGGATGTCCTCGGTCACCTCAATGCCGGCGTTGCGCATCACCTCGTTGAGCGGCACGCCCAATATCACGGAGATCTGATGCGCATCATGTGGCGTCATCTTGCGACGTCCGCGGAACATCAACGAGACGGCGGCAGGGTCGATATCCAGCATCTTGGCCAACTTTCGCTGAGACAGGTGCTTGTCTTGTAACCGTTCGCGGAACCACAAGGTGTTCATGTTCGGGGGCCTTTTGCCGGCTAATTTCTGAGCAGCGGCATAGTGGCATCTCCTCCACGTTGAGTCAAACGCAAGTTACGATTGCTTTTGCGATTGCGCAATTCACAACTTGGAGCGAACATGCCAATACCGACGATTCACACCATGGACCCCGCCTTCAGCGTCATCGAGCGCCTCGGTGGCAAGGCCGATGTGGCCCACCACCTCAAGCTGGACAAGAGCACTTTGTCGCGCTGGTGCCAGCCGCGGCCTGACGGCACAGGCGGCCAGATCCCGCAGCGCCACTGGCCCGATCTGCTCGAGATGGCGCGCGCCAAGGGCGTGACCATCGACATCAAGGAGCTTGTCGCAGTCGAGGTCTGAGCATGGTCATCGGAGCAACCACGATGACCAACAGCGACTTTCTGGCCGAGCTTCTCGGCGATCTCACATCGGGCACTCACGGCTGGGTATGTACTTTCCGCGCCGACCCGAGCAAAGCACCGCCCGACGTCTGGTCAGGGCGGCCGTACCGAGGGCTCCCGGCCCAGGCTGGCCTCATCGACAAGGCCACACAAGACAACACCTACTTCTGCACTGGGGTCTTGCGCGCCACTGACGACGGCGAGATCGTCAGGCGCAAGGAGGCTTTCGTCAGGCTGGCCGTGCTGCTGCTGGATGACGTTCAGATGGACGACGTCAAGGGCTACAGCTACGCGATCCAGACCAGCCCGGGCAAGTTCCAGGTCGGCATCCTGCTGGACCCGGCCGACCCCGACACCGCCAACCAGGCCCTGATCGACCGCGTGATGTCAGCGCTGGCCGCCCGGGGCAGATCAAACGACGCCTCAGGCAACGCGCTGGTGCGCTACGGGCGCCTGCCCGTGGGCTGCAACACCAAGCCCAGAGCGGCCGGCACCTGGCAGGTGCAGCTCGAGTCCTGGCAGCCCAAGGTGCGCTGGAGCCTGGCCGACGCGTGCGACGCAGTGGGCATTGACCTGGACGCGCTGCGCGCCACAGTCACGCGTACAGCCGAGCGTTCATCAACGCATGCAGGCACGGGCACACATGCGGGCGAGTTCCTGCAGGGCCTGACCGGTGCACCGAGTGAGCGGGCCTATCACGACAGCCTCACGCGCATGGCCGCGAGCCTGGTGGCCGGTGGCATGTTCGCTGGCGCGGCGGTCGAGCACCTTTACAGCCTGATGGACGCGGTGCGGCCGACAGGGCCTGAGGAGGAGGTGCGGCGGTGGGAGGCGAGGCGGGCAGAGATCCCGCGGGCGGTGCGCAGTGCTGAGAAGTTCGCGCCAGAGGAGCGCAAGCCGCCCAGCATCACGGTCAATCTGTCGAAAACAGAGCCGGAAACGAACACGTCGCCGGAACATGTTCAAGACGGTGACATCCAGCCCATGGACTGGGGCGTGCTCGAGCACCAGACGCCCGAGCCTCCGGCCTGGCGCCTGGATGGCTGGCTGCCTGAGGGCACCGTCACGCTGCTGGCCGCCAACGGTGGTGTGGGCAAGTCGAACCTGAGCCTGCAGCTTGGCGTGGCGCTGGTGCATGGCCAGCAGTTCATGGACATTGCCACCAAGCCGAGCCGGGTGCTGGTGCTCAGTGGCGAGGACGAAGCGCGCACCGTTCACTTCCGCGTGGCCAACATCTGCCAGGACATGCAGGTGCCCATGGCCAGCCTGGCCGGCCGCATGACGGTCTACGACTTGACGCAGCAGGACTGCGTGCTTTGGCGCGATGGCCACCCGACCGAGCGCATGCAGTGGCTGGCTGACCAGGCCGTGAGGCTCAAGGCTGAGGTCATCGTCATCGACAACGCGTCTGACGTCTTCGCAGACAACGAGAACGACCGGACAGCGGTGCGCGGATTTATGCGGGCGCTCAACCTGATCGCCCACGTCACACGCGCCGCTGTGCTGCTGCTGGCGCACGTGGACAAGGCTTCAGTGCGCATGGGCGCGGGCCAGGACACCAACAGCACGTTCAGCGGCTCGACCGCCTGGAACAACTCAGCCAGGTCGCGCTGGGCGATGGTGCGCGAGGAGCAGGTGGTCACGATC